GTCAATTTTCACCAATGACTAAAAAGTTTATTCAAGATCCTAATCCACGTAGATATCTGTTTGATCAGATTCTTAAAGGTGAATCTAGTGATGGTGTTAATAATATATTAAGTAATGATAATACTTATGTTGATGGAATACGACAATCTCCAATGACAAAGAAAAAGATGGATATGTATTTCGAAAATGCTGAAAATCTTCAAGGCGTAATGGAGACTGAGCATTACCGTAACTATTGCCGAAATAAGAAAATGATCGATCTATCTGAAACTCCACAAGAGTTAAAAGATGCTGTTATAAATAGATACGATAGCCAAAAGGTAGCGCATAAGTCTAAGATACTTAATTACCTTATTAAAAAGCGTTGTAAACTATTAATTGAGAGTGTAGAGGAATTCACTTAAAATGAAATTGCTGATTCATGAGATTCTTGAAAAAGCAGCAGAAGCAAGTTCAAAAGAAGAAAAAATTAAAATTCTTCAAGAGAATAATAATTTAGCTTTACGAGATATTTTACGTGGTGGAATGGATGATACTATTGAATTCATCTTACCTGAAGGTAAACCACCATATGAAGATCCAGAAAGAGTTGGATATTCACGTAGTGCATTATATAATCAAACAAAACGCTTTAAGTATTTCGTAAAAGGTGGTCCTGGTGAAAGCTTACCAGCACCAAAGCGCGAAAGGATGTTTATTAATATCTTAGAATCAATTCATCCAAAAGAAGGTGAATTAGTTCTATTGATGAAAGATAAACGTTTGATTAAATCAAATAATTCAGCTCACTATTCTGGTATCACGAAAAAATTAGTACAAGAAGCATTTCCAGGATTGATTCGAGAATAAAAAATTTATAAATAACATTATGAGTATATTAATATTTCACTCATAACCAGTACAAGGGACTATGCTACTCTCCGTGGCAGGTCCCTTTTTTATTGTTAACAACACAGGAGGTTCGACTATTCATACCCAAAAAAATTCCAAAAGAGTTAATTACACAGAGGAATGTACAATGTTTGGATCGCAGATTGAAAGATTAAAACGGGATTGTAGAGAAATGGAGTTTTTCATAAAACGACAAGAAAAAAGGGGTAATGATAAGAAGGCTTATATGCTTCAAAAGAAGCATGATTATATGAAATCTAGGATAGAAGAACTGGAGGAAACTTTAGCTACAGCTGCATAAAGCTGTTTACATCCTCACCGGATTGTGTTATAATAATAGTATATGAAAGTGAGGATGTATTCATGAACTTGTTTATACTTGACAAAGATCCAGTAAAAGCAGCTCAACTACAATGCGACAAACATGTCGTAAAAATGATTGTCGAATCTGCTCAAATGCTATCAACGGCTCATCGTATGTTGGATGGCGCTGAAACTCGACGACCATCTAAATCTGGGAAAACAATGGTTAAATATTGGGTATTACCAGATGCCCGTGAAGATACTTTCTACAAAGCAGTACATATGTATCATCCTTGCACAGTCTGGACGATGCAATCAAATAATAATTATAATTGGCACTATATTCACTTTGTTGCATTATGTGACGAGTATAAATATCGATATGGTAAAACACATGCTACTGATACTCTACTTCGAGATGATTTAGCTAAACTGCCTAAAAATATTCCGGTTGGTTACCTTACGCAGCAACCATTAGCAATGAAATCAAACCCAGAGTGTATGTTTGAAGATGTTGTAAAGTCTTATCGTGCGTTTTATCAAACAAAACAAGATAGGTTCAAAATGGTTTGGACCGGAAGGGAAACACCAGAATGGTTTCAAAGGAAGAACAACTTGAGTTTGAATTCATGAAAGAAGGACCAGATCCAATTATTATAATTGAAAAACAAGAACGATATTATGAATATATAAAGCGTATGTATCGTGAAGCTGAGGAAAAAGATGCCAATTTACAACTTCCGAAATAAAGAAACGGGTGAAGAAACTGAAGTAATGATGCGTATTGCTGAATTAGATCAGTATAAAGAGGATAATCCTCATTTAGAACAATTCTTAAAAGGAGCTCCAGCCAGTGTCGGTATGGTAAGAGATATGTACTCACGAGTACCTGATGGATTTAATGATGTAATAAAACAGATCAAAAAAGGATCTGGTATGAGGAACACAATTAAAACAAAATGAATAGATCTCTTAAAATTCGCCTAGAGGCTCTTAAAACATTATCACCAATTACCGACAATCAGAAAAAAGTATTTGAGGCTTTCAAAGAAGGTTCAAATCTTTGCTTGGCTGGTTCTGCCGGTACTGGTAAAACATTTCTATCAATGTACCTAGGACTTGAAGAAGTCTTAGATAAGGAAACACCTTATGATAAGTTGGTTATCATTCGCTCTATCGTTCCTACGAGGGATATTGGATTTCTACCAGGAACTGAAGAGGAGAAGAAGGATGCCTATACTGCCCCGTATCGAGGAATCGTATCGGAATTAGTATCTGATCCTGAAGGTTGGAATAAACTATTACAACAGGGTGCAGTAGAATTTCTTACTACTTCGTTTATTCGAGGTACAACCATTTCAAATGCTATCATCTTAGTTGATGAGATGCAAAACCTTACATTCCACGAGTTAGATTCTGTAATTACTCGAGTTGGAGAAAATTGTAGATTTATTATGTGTGGTGATTATTATCAAACAGATTTTGATAAAGAACGAGATAAGAATGGAATTCTTCAGTTCTTAGAAATCATTGATAAACTAAAATATTTTGAAACAATCGAATTCTCTTGGCAAGACATTGTGCGTTCCGGTCTTGTTAGAGATTACATTATGACAAAGGAACACATGGGTATTAAATGACAATGGATAAGGAAAATGGCAAAGTTTACGCGTTTTGATCCTAAAAACAAGAAAAAAGGTAAACACAAATTCAACTCAAAAGAACGAGAAGGACCTCGACTAAAACGAGTTGAAAATTCAAAAAGAAAAGTCAGATATGACAAATATACGGTAAATGATTATGACTACATTGACAGCACCGAGGAAATTTGAACATGTTGGAGTCGATCTGGGTTACGATGACATATTGGCTGAGACCACTTCTACAGGACGAAAATATAAGTGTCCTAACGGCGTTTCTTATCCTAGTGTTACCACAGTACTTTCTATCTTAAGTGAAGATGCTATTCGAGCTTGGCGAAAGCGAGTAGGCGAAGAGGAAGCAAATAAAATTTCTCATCGTGCTGCTACTCGAGGCACTGCAGTACACGCAATTATAGAAGATTATATTAACAATAAAGAAAACTATACAGAAGGTTATATGCCTAATGTTGTGGAAAATTTTAAAGACGTTAAAGGTATCTTAGATGAACGAATTGGTAAAGTGTATGCACAAGAAGTCCCCTTGTATTCAAATCACCTTGGCTTGGCTGGTCGCGTCGACTGCGTGGCTGAGTTTGATGGTGTTTTATCTATTGTGGATTTCAAAACTTCTCGGAAGTTAAAAAAGAAAGAATGGATTGAAGGTTACTTCATTCAAGAATCTGCTTATGCAATTATGTGGGAAGAAAGAACTGGAATGCCAATTACCAATTTGGTAACTATCATTTCAGTTGATGGCGAACAAGCTCAAGTATTTAAAGAGCATCGTGACAATTGGGCACCTAAACTATTAGAGACTATTGACGAGTATGCGAAGAGAAAAATGTTTGGCCATTAGAGCCCATCAACAAATTGACATATGTTGCGAAACATTATGCGACAAGGAAGTTGTACAAGAATATATTAAAGAACTGGAAGACCTGGTTCTTGAATTACAAGAAAAAATCAATCAACTTGAGGATAATAAATGAACGAAGATATTATGGAACTACTTACTGGTGGCGAAAAGAAACGCAACTATTTTCACCATAGACCAGTAGCAAATATCCATGAATTCTATTTGTCAGGAGAAATTAAACGAGCTGATGAATATATTGATTGGTTTGACATCATTCGAAATGCTGGGAAGAATGATGTAGTTAATATTCATATTAACTCATATGGAGGTGATCTATTCACTGCTATTCAAATGATACGTGCACTTGGAGAATGTGAAGGAACAGTAATTTGTTCTGTCGAAGGTGCTTGTATGTCTGCTGCTACAATGATTTTCTTATGTGCTGATGGATTTGAAGTATCAGGCCACTCAATGTTTATGTTCCATAACTATTCGGGTGGAACTATTGGTAAAGGCGGTGAAATGTATGATAACATTGTGCATGAACGCAAATGGTCTGAAAAACTT